TTTTTACTTCTTTAATTTTTCTTATTTTTCTAGGATCTAATTGAATTAGTTCCATAACCCCACGCTTAGGGTTTTTCATATCAATTACTTTTTGATAATATATTCTTCCGTCAATATACCATCTTCTAAAAATGTCATGGCCCTTATTATTAAATTCTAGGAGCTGCAGAATTTTCTCAAATTCATTTTCTATAGTTTCTTTAATATCATCAGCAACATCTACATTGTCAAGATTAATTTGCACCGGTTGTTCGTCATCCACCGCGGCAATTGCCTCAGTGACAATTTCATCTACTGCTGCGGAACAATCAGAATATGCGGATGCCTCTCTATATCTGGTAATTAATTCTGCCTCAGATTTAGCAGTGGCATCCATGTCAACATAGGTACCAAAATATCCTCCAGCATTAAATCCGCTGGTTTGAATAGTAGTGGCACCGTCGTCAGGAACAGGCGTGGCAAACGCCTGATTCTTTTTATCAATATCCTCGTCTTCACGAGCAATAGTAAAACCAAATAGTTTAATGGCCATTATTTAATCACTTTATAATATTAAACCGCTACTCCGCCTAAAGATGTAATAGCGTTTATCAATTGACTTGCTGGTGTATTAGTTGCCTCAAAAGTCTGATATTGGAACGTTACACCAAAAGAAGATATCTGATCATTAGTACCAAAGTCTAATGGTACTGCACCAATATCTGTTGGGAATACACCGTATAATTTATATTGTTTCAGAACTGCACCATTTCTGTCTAATTGAGAAATAAACATATCTGTCTGATATTGAGATGGCTGTAATGCGCCAGTTTTGTTTCTTAAATTCTCAATACCATTCATCCATTGTTCTAATGCTGTTCTAATAGTAAAGCTAGAATCGTTTAGAACTGTGCAACTGAATGGAGCAAACTCTCTATCACCTGCCATTTTAATTAGGCGACCTCTGTAATAAACAGGAGTCACACCAATCGATTGACCAGGTAATTCTGAAGCAGTAACTAAAAACGGAGCTTTATTTACAGCGGCTGCTCTTGCCACAACATAGTTTGGGAACGTCAATTGAACGGCGAATTGGTTTGGCCTCGCTCCGCCGTTCGTTAGTTCAGCTTTAAATCTATCTACATTAAATGGGATTGCCATTTCTTTATACTCCTATTAAGCGCCTACTTCTTCGAAAGACACACCAGATCTTGTAGCAATAAAATTCAACTGGATAAAGTTGATTGCTCTTGCAGGCTTAATGAAAATGTCTGCAACAAATTCATTGCGATCAATTACTGCAGGTGTGTTATTTGTATCATCACATACTACACGGAAATCTGTAATACCTCGACGTCCCTGTACGTCTCTTAAGAATGGCTCAACTAGATTTCTAAACTGTGCCTGCGAGAAACTATCATTAAACTCGAACAATTGGAACTTCGATGCAGTAGCAATTGCTTTCTCTAATACAATAAACAATCTGCGAACGTTGATTCTATCAAAAGCACTTGGTCTTGCTAGAAGAGTCTTATCACCAAATAACAATGTGCCTTGTCCTGGGAATGTTACTACAGGATTTACACCCTTCTTGTAAAGAGTATCTCTATCATTCTTTGATGGAGACCAAGCCAATTTAACTACGTTCTTAATTACACCGCGATTATATCCCGCAGGAGAGAACCAAGGATCCGCAATATAGTCTGTTCTTGCGGAAAGACCAGCAACATCTCCATTCAGAGGAACATATCTGTACTTGTCATTATATCTATCGTACTGATACTTCCATCCCGAATCAAGAACAGCAAATGAGGAACTTGTTAAAGTATCTCTGTATGTGGTAATTTTTGTAGCTTGACCTGTAGTATTAACAACATCTGTATATGGAGGAGACGAGAATACTACACAATCTCTTCTAGTTTCAGCAATGTTAATTACCTGATTAACTGCAGCAGCAATTGTTGTTGGTCCCATAGGAATCAACGAAACATCATATAATTCATCATTAGCGAACAGACTATATCCATCTAAAACATTTGCGGTAGATATGCCATCTGAAGATACCCCGCCAGATAACAGCCTATTAGAAACCGAAGTAAGAGTGTCATAATTAACTGCACCACTGGAACCCCAATTCGTCGTATCAGATGGGTGGTCTATTACCCAAATATACTTAGATTGATTGGATATCACATCCTTGTAATAGTTTGTAGATTGGTCCGAATTTTTCGCATCCTGAGCTTTAGATAAAAATGAGAATTTCTCAAGCACTGCCCCCGGAGAACCTGTCCATGTACCAAATGCGTCAATAACTATCACATGTAATTCGTCATCCGTTCCACCTTTTGCAGATACGCTAGCAGATGTTCGAGGAGCAGAATTGAATTGACCTGCGAATGTCCAGCCATCATATGTGGCAACATCCGCCATAGAAACTCTAATTCCGTTGCCTAAAGTACCTGGGTATTTAGCAGCAAATGTACCGTAACTAAATCCACCAGTACTATGATTGGATAACCAATCATCGAAGTTTTCAATTAATGGTACATCAAATACTACACTTGCGGTCGCGCTTGCGTTTCCGGAAGGGCTTGTGATTGAGACAGTTGGGGCATCATCATAGCCCGAACCAGGGTTTATTACGTTAACACTTGCTATACTATACCCAAGAGAGGCAATCGCTGCAGCATTACTTGTAATATATTGCAAATCTCCAGCTGCAGGAATAATTGTTACATTTGGAACATAGTTAATAGTAACATTACCATTAACGGTAATGGTATTAATTGGCGCTGCAATTCTCACATTAGCAGTTGCAACAGTTCCACCTAAACTGTTATTTCTATTGATAGTGACGTTAGGTGTAAAATTATATCCGCCCGCACCTTTGTTTAGAACAGTAATTTTGTTGATAATACCATATCCTAAATTAGCAGTAAGGACTGCTTCTGTTCCGGTGTTGCCATCTAAACGATTGATGATGACATTGGGTGCACTAATATAACCATTGCCGCTGCTGGTAATAGTAAAACCAGTAATTACATTTCCTGTGACGATCGGTGTTGCTGTTGCATGAGCTCCACCTGGAACTAAAATGCCTCCGCTGATAACTACGTTACACCCTGTCTCAGCAGGGCCGTAATTAGTTCCACCGTTACTAATTTGAATGTCTCTTAATTTAAAATGCACATCTAAGTTTGCACTTGCAAAAGTAGAATCTTGATTCTGTATTACGATATTAGATAGTGTAGTATAGTTGTTACCAGAATTTACTACATTAATCTCCTCAACTCTTCCGCCACCTAGAACTGCAGTTGTCGCTGATGGACTCAACCCTGTTAAAGATACGGTAGGAGGAGTACTATATCCAAACCCTGGCTCCGAAATGTCAACTGAAAGAAGTCGTCCTTCCGCTGTAAGTGTTACATTTCCTGTTGCAGTATTTCCTGTAGGTGAAGCTTCAAATGTTACTGTTACTGTGCCCGCACTAGTAAAAATATATGGTGCGGATGTTATAGTTACGGGTCCTACAGAACCATTTGGTTCCGAAACTGCATTTCTTGCAGATGCCCTATTAACATTGCGTACAACTTGCAAATTATTTCCATACGACAAAAAGTTTGCTGCAGTGAAAAAATATCCCGCAGTTGTATCATTCGGTTTACCAAAAATCTCTACTAACTTACCCTCAGAATCTACGGTAGTTACTTCCCCAACAGGCCCCCATACAAAGGCTCCCGAAAATGCTCCAGCAGTAGTTGCGACCGAAGGAACTACCGTGCTTCTATCCTCTTCGGTAACTAAAACGCCAGGTGAAAGCTGAAATGCCATCTTCTTCTCCTTGATAATTTTATAGATATATCTCTATAATTTTGAATTTCTATTTATTTATAATTATCAGCTTTTAGAC